GTAAGGGTACGCCCATCCATGTTCGAGGCTCTCTGCTATACAATCATCTGTTGAAGCAGTATCGTCTGAACAATCGTCTTGGTGAAATCAAGAACGGCGAGAAGATTAAGTTCATCTATCTGAAGATGCCTAATCCCATTCGTGAGAATGTCATCTCGTTTCCAGATATTTTACCAAAAGAGTTTGACTTACACCGTTTTATCAACTATGATATGCAGTATGATAAGACGTTTGTTGAACCGATTCGTTTGATACTTGATGCTGTTGGGTGGACAGTTGAAGAGCAATCCACTATTGAAAGTTTTTTTGAATGACATATGAACAATATTACTTAGATGATGTATACAAAGCATCAGCACAGAACAAATTTACTGTCGTCTCTACCTTCGCTGGTGGTGGCGGCAGTTCTACTGGTTATAGACTTGCTGGTGGTAAAATTCTACTTATCAATGAGTTCGTAGAAGAAGCTATTGCTTCCTACAAAGAGAACTATGCAGACACACCAGTTCTTGTTGACGATATCAAGAAATATTCTGGACAAGACTTCTTAGATAAGACTAATCTAAAAGTTGGTGAACTTGATATACTTGATGGTTCGCCACCATGTTCTGCATTCTCAGTTGCTGGTAAGCGTGAGAAAAATTGGGGTAAAGAGAAGACATACTCAGATGGCAAACTACAAGTAGCAATTGAAGACTTATTCTATGAGTTCATTCGTATTGCAAATGACATCCAACCAAAGGTTATTATTGCAGAAAACGTGAAGGGGATTACCTTTGGTGCAGCTATAGGTAAGCTGAATACGTTTATCAATGCTTTTGAAGACATTGGATATAGTGTTACATATCGTGTACTTAATGCTGCTGATTATGGTACGCCTCAAGCACGAGAAAGAACCATATTCGTATGCGTTCGAAACGATGTTATAAATGCTATCAATCTAAACTATATGATGATGCACTTGATTTTCCCATCTCCTACGACTAAACATATCAGTCTTGAGTCTGCTATTGAGACGATTGACAACGATATGGAAGAGGTTAAGATGCTACGAGACTACTATGAAGGCTCGTTTCAAAAGAAGTTTCTTGATCCACTTCCGTTCAGACCTCTCAAGCATACGAAGCCCAGTGATGTACAATTTCGTGACTGGAACCCAAAAGCATCTTGCTTTAATATGATTCGCCCAGCACCTCATTTACCATCACCCACTCTAACACAGCAGGGTCAACAGAAGGGGTTATCTGGTGTGTTTCATTATGCTGAGAATCGTAAGTTGACAATTAAGGAATTAAAGCGTGTAATGGGTCTACCAGAAGACTACAAATTGACTGGTACGTTTGACAAACAAGCAGAAAGAATTGGGCGAATGGTCGCCCCAAAAATGATGGCAGCAGTGGCTGCGTCTATATACAATGTAGTGTTGAAACCTTATAAGGAGTTACATAATGGCTGATTTTACTTTTGCACATCGTGAGGAGGGCTTTGATGATCATATCAACCTCTCTATTCGTGGTTACAGCGACCTATTGAATGATGTGATTGGATTCTCTAGATACTTCGTAGAAAATGATACGAATGTTGTGGACATTGGATGTTCGACTGGTAAACTCACAAAAGCGCTCATGGAATACAATTCTGCTGTTGCACCTCTGGCTAAGTATGTTGGTGTTGAAATTGCAGAAGGCTTTCAAAAAGACTTGCTCAATCGTAAAGAAGAACTTGACGAAAGTGGTCTAGGCGAAGCAAACTTCATCTATGATGATATTCGTAACTACGAATTTGAAAATTGCTCTCTTGTCACATCCATATTTACGCTACAGTTTATGAGCAAGAAAGATCGCTCCACGATTGTTGATAAGATTTACGATGGGCTTAATTGTGGTGGTGCTTTCATATTCGGTGAGAAAATTGACTGCATCAACCCTAGGCTTCAAGATATGATGACATTCAACTATTATGATTTCAAAAGAAAGAGTTTTGAGTATGATGATATTATGACGAAAGAGCAGACGCTTCGCCATATGCTAAAGCCTAACACTTGGGCAGAGATTCAAAATATGCTCTATGATGCAGGCTTCACTTCAGTTGAGCAATCGTGGCGCAACTTTAATTTTGTTGGTGCAATCGCCATAAAATAACCAAAAAAGTGGTTGACACTCTCGTCGATACCTACTATATTATAAGAATGAACAGCGGATGTTGTTCACAAACCAAGTGAAGGATACATATATTATGTTGATGGCCGTTGAAAAAACTCACAGCTATTACTGCAACACAGATCAGGACAATCGTAAAACTATCAATACCTCTGATTTGGAGCGAAACGCAAAAAGTTCGGATGCAATCCAGGGTCTTTTGAAAGATGGATTGATTGTTAAAATTGAATATATGATATTAAATCCAAAAGATATCAAAGTATCACAAAAAGATAATGTGGCTCAGTCAACTGGAAATACTCCAATGCAAATCAAACAGTTTGCTGGTCTATTTTCTGAATTTCAGTTTGATCCATACGTCGATCTTTTGCCCATTGTTATTCAGTTGCCAGATGGAACTTTCGTCACTTGTGGTGGTTACAAGAGGGTTATAGGTGCCCAAGAGGCTTCTGAAAACTGTGATGAAATCACCGTGCCTTGCATTGTCGTAACGCCAAGTGATGATTGTGATAAAGAGCGACTTCAAACACGACTGAACATAATTGAAAATCAAAGGCCTAATAAAGAAAATCTAAAGAAGACTTCGAACACAATCGATAGTTATGCTAATGCTGTTCAAATGGATATCAAACGTGCTGGAGTTACGGTGGATGAAATGAAGAAATTTTCTAAGGAAAAATTTGGTGAATTCATAGAACCACATACTCCCTCTAAAGATAAGTTTAAATACGAAGATATTATCAACCGTATTCTCGAATCTAATGGAGTAGAAGTTCCAGTATACACGACTACGACTGCATCGAAAAATTTAGTGATATATGATCTTTTAGAAGAGAGAGGCCTAGAAATGCGTCCACACGTTATTTCTTACGATGTTAAAAATAACGTTAAAGCTAATCAAGATAGGCTCTGGCACTATATTAATGGTATGAAGACAGTGTTAGATAATAAACGATACGATCATCTTGTGATTGTGGTGCAGCATACTGGAGTATCATCTGAACAAGCAAAAGAGTTCAATGAAGAGTATCTTAAATTTGAATCTAATAATGGTACTGTTAATCAAGTATATTTTGGAAAAGAGGATAAAAGCACCCCAGTGCCAGTAATTTTTGGTATCATCAATAATAAAAAGATCACTTATGTTGATGGGTCTCTGGATAATATTCCAAAAATAAGCACTGTATGCTAATGACTTTAGCATCAAAATGTAGCGATACTAATCGCTTTCGCTTTAAAGCGTTATACGAAGCTGTAAAGCATAATGCTCCGTTGTACGAAAGGTCTGTTAACCATATGGATAGCTATCAACTTCGTATTCTTGAGCATAATATATTTTATGGTGCTATCAGTGAGATTAAAATAAATACTGGTTTAATCTCGGATAATGCAGCGAGTCTCTCAGATAAATCAGAAAAAGAATTGACTGAAGATCATATCTTTTCTCCTCAGAGATTTGCTTCTTATTTTTTCAAGAACATTTTAGGTATGACTTTCGAAGAATTCTTAGAAAATGTTATTCCTATTTGTTATGTTATAAAAGTGACAAAAAAAGAAAATAATGATCTACTAAATTTAGAAAAAGCAAATAAAAAAGAAAACAAATTTGTTTTAGATAAGTACGAACAAATGGGCATTACAATCTGGGGTGGATACGATAAGTATGATAGAATACCAGACTACATATTAGATACTATACCAACAGTCTTTAAAGAAATGAGCTATGATTATGATATCTAATTTATTAATGAAAGATATTGAAATCAACGCCCCAGATGACAAAGTTGCTGTTTTGTTATCTGGTGGCGTTGATTCTTTATCTGTTGCGTTTGCAGCACAAAGACAACCACTTAACAAAGAGATACATGCGTACAGTTTTAGATTGGATACGCATGAGTCTTACGATTTCAAAAAAGCGAAAGAAATCAGTGAGCTTTTTGGGTGGGAGTTCACTGGTGTAGTGATTGATACTTCAACGCTTGAAGCAGACTTTCATAAACTCACTTCTATGGGATGTAAGAAGAAAAGCGCATATGAGTGTACATATCCATTCTTACATATCTATCCTCAAATCAAAGAGAAGTATGTACTGTCTGGCTGGGCTGCTGATGGCTACTATGGTCTAAGCAAAACAGCAAGAATACACTATAAAGAAACCAAAGAGAAGTTTGACGAATTCAGAGATGCATATTTTGCACCGCATATGCGAGCAAATTATGTTTGGCATAAGAAAGTGGCAGATATGCATAACAAAGTATTTGTTACTCCGTATCTTTCAGACGATGTGAAAGACTATTTCTACAGCATGGATTGGTATGAAATCAACAAGCCAGGACAGAAGCATCATGTCAGAACAGCCTTTGAAGAGGAATTCAATAAGAGTGGTAGGGTCTCACCTCACAAAAATCTCCAAATTGATTCAAAAACAAATAAACTCTTTGAACGTTTGCTTGATCACAGAACCAACTTTAAACAAAGAACTAGAGTTCTAGATGTGTGTAGAGATTGGCGTGAATTTGCTGATATGTATATCAAACTTAAACCAATATTGAAGGAACATTATGATAATGAATTGGATGAGAAATATGAGAAACTACGCTGAACAAGTAGATCCAGGTCGTAACATTTTCGGGGGGGAGACGCACATCTTTCCACACCCAGTCTTTTCAGATTCGGGTGAGACATATCAAAGTATCATAATTTTCAACAATTTAATCAGATTAAGAAATCTGCCAAAATATGACGGATTGTCAGATTTTGAATTTTATGACTCACCTGAACCTAAATCTAACTTCAAATTGAATTGGGTAATTGAGAAGACGAGAGGTAGCAGGAAAAAACATGGAGGGCATGCTAGAAAAGATAAAGGAGAATGGTATCATAGAAATGATATTGCTAATCATAGAGAAGAGTTTGTTGATGAAATTTGTTTAGATTTTTGCCCAGTTTCTGGAAAAAGATTGGATTACACTTTCGGATATAACAAGTTAAGTAATGTCTTAGGGGCAGAACAATATAGTGAATTAAATTTTGGTAGACCGTCTATTGATAGAATCGATAATGAGAGAGGCTATGATTATTCACCGAGAGACCCAGAATATTCAAATGTTCAAATTTTGGAAGTTCTTGAAAATTCTATTAAAGGCTGTTACTAATCGCTATCAATATTGAAGGAACATTATGATGACTAACTTTGGAAAAGTAGAAGAGTTTATGGATGCGTTTGGTCAAAATGTTGAGGCTGAACCACAATGGTCTTCTGTTGCTGAACTACGCTATGCCTTAATTGAAGAAGAACTGCATGAACTTCGTGAAGCATTAGACGATAAAAATATCGTAGAGGTCGCTGATGCTCTTACAGACCTTCTCTATGTTGTCTATGGTGCTGGACATTCTTTTGGAATTAATCTTGACGAATGCTTCGAAGAAGTGCATAATAGCAATATGAGCAAATTAGGCGCTGACGGAAAACCTATATATCGTGAAGACGGTAAGGTTCTCAAGGGCCCTGATTATTGGAAACCAAATTTGAAAAAGGTGATGTACCCGATATGGTAATGTATAAGTATAGTGAAGACAAGCTGCTGGCAGAAATCTTAGAGTATGTGAACTCTACCTACAGCCAGCATTATTCGCAGAATAAGTATCAAGCTACTGAGTTCATTCTAGATAGTGGTCATGGTGCTGGGTTCTGTATTGGTAATATCATGAAGTATGCTCAACGATATGGTCATAAAGGAAGCGTAGAAGATTGGCGAAAAGACTTGACA